TAAGTTCATTATCAGATAAACAAAAAGAAAAAGTTTTTGGTAACGGTAAAAGATGGATGAATCTTGAGGTTATATATCCAGCATCTGCTAATGTAATAGATTATGATAAAGCTCAAATAGTATTTCATGGGACATTGGAATATAATGAAAGTGGTACTGCGATAGGACAAGCTAAAGATTCAGCTCGTATGTTAGCGGGAATGATTAAACAGGTTAATCAGCATGTACAAAAACATTATGCGATAGGTAAACCACACTTTTTAGAAGTACCTAAAGTACAAGATTTTGGGAAAAAGAAAAAAGTTTATTTAAATAAATTAAAGAAGTTACAAAATCAATACAAATTAAAAGACAATGATACATTATCTAAATATCATCAGTCATTTTGGGAAGAATTTATCTTTAATGCGTCAAAACAACATAAGTATAAAATATCAAATAGAGTTTTAGTTAATTTGACTAAAAGATGGGCTTTCCTTGATAAATCGTATAAAGTACAAATGATGAAAAAAGATATAAAGAATAAAGAATTTTTAAATTGGGCACTTGCATTTGATAAAAACGATCATCAAAAATGGGTAAAACAGAATATGAAACCATTTGAAGTATTATTTTTTGATGTAGGGGCGGAAATATTAAAAAATATTGGTGGATATTTAGCTGCTTCACCTAAAACAGCTGTTCAAAAAATAAGAAAAGATGTAATTAATGCAATTAAAACAGTAAAAAGTGGTGGTGATGTTAAAAAAATTCAAACGTTAAAACACCAACTTGAAAAATTAGAAAAGATTGGTGGATTATCTTCGATAGTACCATCAGAGGGAATTGTATTTAAATATAAAGGCAATACTTACAAGTTTACGGGGGCATTTGCACCAGTAAATCAAATAATGGGGTTATTAAATTTTTAGGACAATATTATGGCAGGATATAGTAAAGAAACAGAAAGACAGAATAAAGCATTAAAGTCTATTTTAAGGGGCGAAGATCCAGAAAAACGAGTATTTTTTGGATATGAAGGTGATAAAAAATTAGCTAAAAAAGAATACGAAGAAGCTCAAAAACAAATTGAAAAAAAATTAGAAGCAACAAAAGAAGCTAGAATGCCGTGGTTCTGTCCTGAATGTGAAAAAGTAATGAAAAAAAAGTTAGATACTAAGATGTGGTATTTGTACAACCAGTGTTTTGATTGTCAAGTTACTGAAGAAAATAAATTGAGAATAGCTGGAATTTATGATGAGTGGGAACAAGAAAAACTTACAAAAAATAAATTGGCTTGGATAACTGATAGAAAACAAGAGATATTAGAATTTAAGGAACAAAAAACTCCTACATTCTATAATCAAGTTAGACCAGATGGCTATAGTATTGATACAGAATCATGGAAAATGGATACGACTCATATTAAAAAATTAGCAAATGAAGCATTAGAACATTTAGAAAAAATAGAAGAATCCTTAAAATGATATATTTATATATAGAGAAATAGGTTGATGCTGATATTGACGATGCAACAGATTTTTTAAAGAAATTTTCTAAATAATAATAGGAGAAAATAAATGTCAACAATAGTAAGAGGCCCCAGTGGAAGAACTGATGTAACATCACAAATAAGCGGGTCTGGAGTATACGCTAAACGCACAAACCCGAGCTTAACAAATGATGCTAAATTTAATAAAGTTCATATTGTAAGTGGTTCTGCAGATGGAGCGGGCACTAGTATTTTCGAGGCTACTGGATCAAACAGAGGAGTAAGTGGAGTCATCATGAAAAGTGCTGGAAATTCTTATTTATGGCCAGTTAAAGGAAATAAGATAGCAGCCAGTGATCTCACCGCAAAATCACAATATGATATTGGGATTCAAAAAGTAAGTGGTAGTGGATATTTTTATTTATTATATTAATATAGTAGGAATATAAAATGGAAAGAAATAGCAAAGGGCAGTTAAAGGATGCTATTAAATCAGAATACGTAAAGTGTGCTCAAGATCCAGTATATTTTATGAAAAAATATTGTATGATTCAACATCCAATAAAGGGAAAAATACCATTTCATCTTTATGATTTTCAAGAAAAAGTTATTGAAGATTTTATACAATATGATTATAATGTGATTTTAAAAGCAAGGCAATTGGGTATGTCAACATTGACTGCTGGATATTCATTGTGGTTAATGACATTTCAAAATGATAAAAATATACTTGTTATTGCTACTAAACAGGATACTGCAAAAAATTTAGTTACAAAAGTGCGGGTGATGCATGCTAATTTACCAAGTTGGTTAAAACAAAAATGTGTAGAAGATAATAAATTATCTTTAAGATATAAAAATGGGTCACAAGTAAAAGCTATTTCAAGTAGAGAAGAAGCCGGCCGTTCAGAATCTTTGTCATTATTAATTCTTGATGAGGCGGCATTTATTGAAAAAATAGATTCTATTTGGGCATCAGCTCAACAGACACTTGCAACAGGTGGTAGATGTATTGCACTTTCTACTCCGAATGGTGTTGGTAATTGGTTTCATAAAACGTGGGTAGATGCTGAAGATGGATTAAATCAATTTAATTTTTCAAAATTACATTGGTCTTTACATCCAGATAGAGATGAAGAATGGAGAAAAGAACAAGATAAATTACTTGGCCCGTCAATGGCAGCTCAAGAATGTGATTGTGATTTTCTGACCTCTGGTAAAACAGTTATTGATGGTATTATTATTGAAGAATATAGAGTGGAGTTTGTGAGAGATCCAATGGAAAAAAGAGGAGTTGATTCTAATATTTGGATATGGGAGCCACCAAATTATACAAAAGATTATATAGTATGTGCTGATGTAAGTAGGGGAGATGGAACAGATTATTCTGCGTTTCATGTTATTGATATAGAGGAAGTAGAACAAGTAGCAGAATATAAAGGAAAAATTTCAACAAGAGATTATGGAAATATGTTAGTTAATATTTCAAAAGAATATAATGATGCTTTATTGGTTATTGAAAATAATAATATTGGTTGGGCAACGATTCAGCAAGTAATTGATAGAGATTACGATAATTTATTTTATATGAGTAAAGATTTACAGTATGTAGATACACAGAAACAAATAAATAATAAAATTAATAGAATAGAAAAACAACTTATTCCTGGATTTACATTAACATTAAAAACACGACCATTAGTTGTTTCTAAATTAGAAGAATTTTTTAGAGAGAAAGCTCTTATGATTCATTCACAACGATTGGTAGATGAATTATTTGTGTTTATATATAACGGCCCAAGAGCAGAAGCAATGCTTGGTTACAATGATGATTTAGTAATGTCATTGGGTATGGGGTTATGGATTAGAGAAACAGCTTTACGGTTAAGGTCGGAGAGTATAGAATTACAAAAACGTGCAATAGCAGGCGTATCATCTAATCAAGGAATTTATATACAGAATGAGAATGAAAATGATTCTTGGATTTTGGAGACAGGTAAAGAAAAAGAATCATTAGAATGGTTAATTAATTAAGTGAGGTAAAAGATGGCACAGAAAAATTTATTCAGCAGACTACAAAGATTATTTTCTACAAATGTAATTGTAAGAAATGTTGGTGGTAGAAAATTAAAAGTTGCTGATACAAGTAGATTTCAATCTATTGCAAAACATTCTCTTGTAGATAGATATCAAAAAGTTTATCTTGGTGCAGGATTAAGCGGATATTCAGATTCTATGTTTACAAAGTCAATGAGATTGAATTTGTTTAAAGATTATGAATCAATGGATAGTGATGCAATTATATCTTCTGCATTAGATATTTATGCAGATGAATCTACGATGAAATCAGAATATGGAGAAGTTTTAGAAATTAAAACAGATAATGATAATATTAAAACTATTCTTCATAATTTATTTTATGATATTATTAATATAGAATTTAATTTATGGCCCTGGATTCGTAATATGTGTAAGTATGGCGATTTCTTTTTACAATTAGAAATTGATGAGAAATATGGTATTTCTAATGTCGTCCCCTTATCAGTTTATGATGTTAGTCGAATTGAAGGACTAGATGAAGAAAACCCACATTATGTTAAATTTATGTTGGAAACCCTCGAATCACAGCATAGTTATAAAAATGTGCAAACACCACATCAAAGACAAGAATTAGAAAATTATGAAGTAGCACATTTTAGACTACTTTCAGATTCTAATTATCTTCCGTATGGTAAATCACAAATTGAAGGTGGTCGTAAAATTTGGAAACAATTAACTCTTATGGAAGATGCTATGTTAATTCATAGGATTATGAGAGCACCAGAAAAAAGAGTTTTTAAATTAGATATTGGTAATATACCACCAGCTGAAGTTGATAATTATATGGAAAAAATTGTTAATAAGATGAAAAAGGCTCCAGTTATGGATACGGATGGTGATTATAATTTGAAGTATAATATGCAAAATATTACAGAGGATTTCTTTTTACCTGTTCGTGGTGGTGATAGTGGAACAGGTATTGATTCACTACCAGGTTTGACCTATGAAGCTATAGATGATATTGATTATCTTAAAAATAAACTTTTATCTTCATTGAGAATACCTAAAGCGTTTCTTGGATATGAAGAAGAAGTTGGTTCGAAGGCAACTTTGGCGGCAGAAGATGTTCGGTTTGCACGCACAATAGAACGATTACAGAGAATTACATTATCTGAATTGACAAAAATAGCAATAGTTCATTTATATGCACAAGGATTTACTGATTCTGAATTAGTTAATTTTGAATTGGGGTTGACGAATCCTTCTACAATTTATGAACAAGAAA